GATAAAAAGATTGGTAGTGGTGTAGTTGTTCCTCATGGTTTTTATAAAATTGTAATTAACAATCAAACAAATGAAGTTGCTGGATGGGGGTTTCCTCACGTTCCTCCATATCCTAATTTAGGAAATGATTTGACAAAGTTTCGCATGCCAATTGCAGACATTGAAAATGCTTCAAATGTAGATTTTAAACTACCTCCTAATCACAAAGAACTTGCTCCTGGCACAGAATGGCCTGTAGACTTTGGTGCATTGACTAAAGCAAAACGCGCAAAGTGCGGAGCAAACGCAACAGAATAAGCTTGTAATTTTATTATGACTATCCGTGAAAATCAAAAAATTGGTATGTTATATACCATGCAAGGACTCGGCGACCATATCATGTTCAATGGTATGGCTCGTCGTTTATTAATAGAACATTCATTAACAACAATCTATGTTGTATCATGGAGACATTATTCTCACATTGTAGAATTTATGTATAGGGATGATCCGAGAATAAAAGTATTGTTAATTGATTCTGGTAATGAACATAACGGTATGATAGAACATATAAAAGCAATTATACCAGATTGCATATATCTACTTGGGCATGAAATACAAAGAGGTGTTCCTGGTAAATCTTTTGATGAATTTCTACATTCCGAAACACATCAGTATCAGGCTTCTTGGTCAGAACTATCTACAAAATCTATCTACGGAAATCAAGCATATTATGATTTTATGGAAATAGATTGGAAACATCGTTTTATGAGTTTCTACTATGAACGAGATATGAGAGCAGAAGAAGAACTCTTCAATATGGTTAACCCAAATCATGAGGAGTATATTTTTATACACCATGATCCTACAAGAGGATTAACTATGGATGCCAATAAGTTATTGGACATTGTAGGAAAGAACATTAAAATTATTTCTGCACCAACAGCACAAAATTCTAATATGAACATCCTACATTTTGGTATGATATTACAGAATGCAAAACAGTTTCATACAATGTCATCATCGTTTGCTTGTTTGGTTGAAGGACTCGATATGGATTATGTTGATTTGTATATGCACCAATATATTAGAAATGCCGGAAGGTTTATTCGAGATGGAAAAACTTGTCCAAGCGAAACAAGAAAGTCGTGGACGGTGATCTTTTAATTTAAAAAGCATAGACAACTATGCACAAATACTATATAATATTATTTTATTACTTAAGGAATAGATATGTCATTACTAGAACGGTTGAAGAAAAATTCAACAATTAAAGAATCAGAAATTCTAAACAAATCCAAATTCTTCGCAAAGAAGGATATGATTCAAACATCTGTGCCTATGATGAATGTTGCATTGTCTGGAAGTCTTGAAGGAGGATTTACTCCTGGACTAACAGTATTTGCAGGCCCATCTAAGCATTTTAAAACTGCATTCTCATTACTGCTTACTAAAGCATATATTGATAAGTATCCAGAAGCAGTTGTTTTATTTTATGATTCGGAGTTTGGTTCCCCTCAAGCATACTTTGATAACTTTGGAATTGATACTACTCGAATCCTACATACTCCGATTACAGATATTGAACAATTGAAGTTTGATATTATGACTCAGATTAATAACATTAATCGAGGTGAGCAAGTAATCATTATTATTGACTCTGTAGGAAATCTTGCTTCCAAGAAAGAAGTTGACGATGCACTAGAAGGTAAATCTGTTGCAGATATGACCCGTGCGAAACAGATGAAATCTTTGTTTAGAATGGTTACTCCTCACTTGACAATTAAAGATATTCCTATGGTTGTTGTTAATCATACTTATTCTGAAATTGGATTGTATCCTAAACAGATTGTATCTGGCGGAACAGGATTGTATTATTCTGCAGATAATATCTTTATTATTGGGCGCCAACAAGAAAAAGAAGGTAGCGATGTTATTGGATATAACTTTGTTATGAACGTAGAGAAATCTAGGTTTGTTCGTGAGAAATCTAAGATTCCAATTGAAGTTACATTTGAAGGCGGAATTAGTAAATGGTCTGGTCTATTGGATGTGGCATTAGAGGGCGGGTATGTTGTTAAGCCATCTAATGGTTGGTATTCTAAAGTAGATAAAGAAACAGGTGAAATTGATGCTAAGAAATATCGCCTTAAAGATACATACACTAAAGAATTCTGGATGCCAATTTTAACAACTAAATCTTTTAAAGAATATATTGAAAGCAATTATCGTATTGCAGGAAGTGATATGTTAGGTAAGAGTTTTGATGAAACAGACATCGAAGAGGAATTTGAAAATGCCAGTGAAGTATAGTCCGTGGGCTTTAAAAAATGAAGATAAAGATTTATGGGGCGTCAAACTTTTGGAAGGTGAGTTTGCCGGAACAATCGTCAGTATTGCTTCCATCGCGTTGGAAGATAATAGTGACGGACAACTTGCCGTAGATTTTACTATAATTGAAAAGCCGCCTCATAAAGATGAGAACGATATGAAATCCGAAAAATTCAATACTGTGTTTTCCGGTATTTTAAACAATATGATAGAACAGGCAATGCATGACTACGAAAATCGAGACAGTAATTCTTGAGAATTTAATAAGTGATGACGATTATATGAGAAAGGTAATCCCGTTTCTAAAGCGGGATTATTTTATAGACAATAACGAAAAAATAATTTATGATCGAATAAAAGATTTTATTGACCAGTATAATTCACTACCAAACAAAGATGCATTGGTAATTGCAGTACAAAACGATAAAAGCCTTACCGAAGATCAGTACAAAGAAATTGTTGACATTGTTAATTTATTTGAAAAAACAGAACACAATCGAGATTGGTTGTATAAGGAAACAGAAAAGTTCTGTAAAGATAAAGCAATCTATAATGCTATTCTAAGTTCAATTGCAATTATTGATGGGCGGGATAAAGGTAAATCTGAGGATGGTATTCCTCAATTGTTGCAAGAAGCACTTGGTGTTTGCTTTGACAATAATGTTGGTCATGACTATATTCAGAATGCAGAAAGTCGATATGAATTCTATCATCGTGTAGAATCTCGTGTACCTTTTGATTTAGATTATTTTAACAAAATTACTAACGGCGGTATGCCTAATAAGACATTGAATGTTTGTCTTGCAGGTACTGGTGTTGGTAAATCGTTGTTTATGTGTCACGTTGCTGCATCTGTTTTAAGTCAGAATAAAAATGTTTTGTACATTACTTTAGAAATGGCAGAAGAAAGAATTGCAGAACGTATTGATGCAAATCTAATGAATATTACTATGGATCAACTTAAAGATTTACCTAAGTCTTTATTTGATAGTAGGATTGAAAAAATTCGTAACAAGACAGAAGGCAATCTGATTATTAAAGAGTATCCAACGGCAGGTGCCCATACAGGACACTTTAAGGCATTGTTAAATGAATTGCAGTTGAAGCGACAGTTTAAACCTGATATCATTATTATTGATTACTTAAATATTTGTGCAAGTTCTAGATTCAAGTCTGGTTCAAATATTAATTCATATACTTTAATTAAGTCTATTGCCGAAGAACTTCGTGGATTGGCAGTAGAAGAAAATGTACCTATTCTAAGTGCAACGCAGACGACCCGAGGCGGATATGGTAACACAGATGTTGAATTGACAGATACTTCTGAATCGTTTGGTTTGCCTGCGACAGTTGATTTTATGTTTGCTTTAATTTCTACAGAAGAGCTAGAGCAATTGAATCAACTAATGGTCAAGCAATTAAAGAATAGATATAATGATCCTACATCAAATAAAAGATTTATGATTGGGATTGATAGAGCAAAGATGAAACTATATGATCTAGAGCCATCAGCACAAAAAGGATTGACTGATGCTAATTTGGATATTGATAGGGTTGACAACTCAGCAAAAAGCAATTATAATTTAGGAGATGTGTTCAACAGGACACGTAGAGATTTTTCGGCAATTAAAATTTAAGGAAATAAAATGAACGCACATAACGATATTAAAACAAACTTGGCAGCATACGAAGCCGAAAATGAAAAGTTTGAAAAAGGAAACAATGCAGCAGGTACACGTGCTCGCAAAGCTTTACAAGAACTAGGCAAAGCAATTAAAGCTCGTCGAACAGAAATTACTGAAGTTCGTACAGCTCGCGCGGAAGCAAAAACTAAGGCATAACTATGGCAACTCGCAAACCAAAAAATACGACTATTGAAACCTGGCCCAAGATTGTTAAAGGCACCCATCTAACGGTTACAAAGCATGAAGATGGTCGTGTTGAATTGGTTTGGGATGATGAACAACTTACTAAAGAAGTACTTGCAGCAATTGCTAGCGTAACTAAAAATAAGGCATAATTATATGGCAACCTGGTCAATTACTAATCAGTATAAAAAAAGTGCAATTGAAAAACAATATTGGTACAAAGATGGTAAAGAAATTATCCGCATTGAAGGATATCGCTGGGGCGTTTGGACTTGCGATAGCGATGAAAAGCCTGAAATTGATCTAGCTAATGAAGATGAATATCGTATTGGCAGCGACGACTATGAATGGGAAATGGAAGAGATGCTTGATGGCTGTTGGGCAGATTGGGTATTTCCTGAAGATATGGATGACGACGAACAAGAAGATATTGAAGATGCTTGGAATGAAGACTTCTTTGAAGGGCTAGAAGAATTGGGTTGGTCTCTCGATGAAACCGAATACATTATTGAAGGCCCCATTGCATTAACTAATACAGATACAAACGAAAAATTCTTTGGTGAAGAGCCTAAGAATGTTGGAGAAGATTGATGACAAATTATTGGTCAAATAGCCATTTTGCAGATTGGATTCGAGGTACCAATAAATTAAAAATGGGTACTTCTGAAGAATGGGATACTTGGATTAAGCAATCAAAAGCATCTTATCCAATTCGTTATTGGATTGCCGAAGAAGGTCTTGATTCACTACAAAAATTTATCTATCTGCCTGTTAATACAATCTATAATATTAAATACTACATTAATAATCGTTTCGTTACTCGTAGTCATGCTCTTACTGCGCATCCGCGGGATATTAAACCTGGTCAATGGCAAGATTTAGGGTATCGTTTTTTACCTTGTCTCTTTAACGAATTAGTTAATTTTGTTGAAATAGAACAAGCGTGGCATTATATTGCATGGGATGAGGAAGCTCGTAAAAAATACAAAGCACCTTTTTGGTCTTGGGGTTGGTGGCGGTGGCGTACATGGAGAAGTCGTGAGGTAGGCTTAGCATATCTTGATTGGGCATCTAGTCAGGTAATGGATGAAGGTTGGGGTGTTGAAAAAGATTCTTCTAATTATGGCAAGCCAACCAATCAAGCAGAAACCGCAAAAGAAATAAAAGCATTATATTTGTGGTGGACTACTGTTTATCGCTATAGATTAGATCCATTAGAAGCAAGCGGGTGGTCTGCATATTGCGATAAAATACGAAATGAAACTGGTAGTCTTTTTGGCTCAATTGAAAAAGAAGATGAAGAAGGTTCGCGCATATTAAAATTATATGATGAGATTGAAAAATCTTACGAAAAAGAAGATGAAGAAATGTTAATTCGTCTAATTAAAGTTAGAAATTCTCTTTGGACCTAACCCAACCATTATAAATAAAATGGGAGGGCAAAAATGTACGTCACCGTCAGAAACGCGAAAGATAAAACTCTCGTAAAACTACTTAAATTGGCGGCGCATTCCTATGCAGGAAATTTGCTCTCACCTCAAATGTCAAAAAATATTACTGTTAAA